CTTCTATTAATGGCAATAATTTTTTAGCTTCATCTTTTTTCATAACGTCATCTATTTGCAGGAGTTGAATAAATAGCCATTTCCTTAATATCTGTCATATTTAATTCTTTGCGCCCTAGTTTGCGATTTGCTTTATTTAGTTTTTTGAGTGAAATACAATCACCGCCAAAATCAAAATTCCTGTTTACTATTCCGATGTTACCGTCAGAAATATTAACTATGTGAAATTCGTAACCGGTTCTCAGAAATAACCTATATGCTTTCTTCTGTTTTTTCAAAAGTCGCTTATCGTAATACAGCATTTTATATTTTACACTAATCCATACTTTGAATTTAATAATGTAGAAATATAATTTGATGAAAGGTTTTTTAAGATTTTTCATTTTATGATGGATTTAATAAATCTTCAATTTTACATTCAAAAAAGCGAGCGAGTTTTAAAGCAGTCATTAAACTTGTATTTTTTCTATGATTGTTTTCGATTTTAGAAATTAATTCAACATTTAAATCTGTTTCACAAGCGAGGTCGAACTGACTCATTGTTTTTCCACAACGTAATTTTCTTATTAAATCGCCATTAAGGGTACAATGAATCATTAAATAAAAGTAATGAACAAACGTACAATATTAAAACGAATTTTACAAATTATTTTTGTGCTAAATTTTAACAAAAGTTATGGCGCAGCCAAAACGTGTTATTCTTACCAATGAAACACCTAACGATCAGGGTGGCATAATCTACAATAATACAATAGATTGGGGACGGTTCAGCAAAAATCCTGTTATGTTATATCATCATGGAGATGATAAAGAACTTGCTGATTTACCTCTTGGCCATTGGGAAGATTTACAATTTGATGGCATTAACTGGACTGCTATACCTGTATTTTCAAAAGTAAACAATCCAAAGATTCAGCAAATAAAACAACTATATGAAGAAGGTAATTTAAAAGCCGCTTCGATGGGGGGTGCTGTTTATTGGAAAACAACCGGACAATATACAACGGCAGCAGACGGCAGGCGTGTCCCTGTTTACGCTTTAAATGCAATGGGATTAAAGGAATCAGAGAAATTCATAAGTTACGAAGCCTCGGTAGTTCCTATGCCTTCTAATCCAGATGCCTTAAAGATGTCCGCTAAATGTTATGAAACCGAAGCAGAAATACTTACACTCAATAGCAAATTTATGACACCAGATGAAGAAAAGATCGAATCTGAGAAAACTGAATTAGCTGCTAAAAAGACTAAGGAAGTTGAACCTGAAAAGGTAAAAACACCCGAAGAAATTGCAGCCGATGAAGCCGCTAAATTAGAAGCCGATAAAAAGGACGCTGAAAAAAAAGCCGCTCAGAAAGTTGAACATATTGTATTGTCAACTGATGAAAAAACAAATTTCATTTCTGAAATTATTACCGCAATAAAAGGTTTATTCGCCTCTGAGAATCCAACCAAACACATGGAAAGTGAACCAGACGGTGACGAACCTGTAAAACAGATTGACTTGCCAACCGGAGACGGTGAAACAGCCATGACAGATGAACTAAGCGCAAAGACAGAAAAAAAAGCAGACCCGAAAGTGGAACCTGACGAACCCAACCTTGAAGCGAAAGCACTTGAAAAAGTAAAGGAATGTTCAAATGAAACTGAACTTGCCGCAGTATGTGAAACGTTTGGCAGTGAACTACCCCAGGTTGTTAAAGATGCAATCGAACAAAAGAAATTATGTTTCCCAACAAAAAGTAAAAACAATTCAAATTTTATAGAAATGCCCGAACAAAAAACAAAGGCTGAGTTAGATGCAGATGCAGTAAAACTTGCCGCAACACCAAAAGCCGAAATCAGACTCGGTGAAGCTAACGTACCTACTTTTACTAAACTGCAAAGCGAAGCAAGTGGGCGTGGAGTAATTGAAAAAGTCCTAATGACAGGTGGAATGCTTAAAAACAAAGTTATTTCAGATGTCGTAGATTCTCATAGGATTGTATTGCAATCCATAATTAACGATCCTAAGTATCAGGCTATTGTTGACAAGATTAATTTCTCTGATAAATCTGGAAACAGGTCTATCCCTGGTTCTAACTGCCAACAGTTGATGCAAAGATTAAGTTCTCAGAGCATTGATATTATGAACTTCACATCAGGCAAGCTTGAAAATATGTTACAACTTGGAGCATCAGATGACTTGCTTACAAGCCCTGACCTGAATGCAGTTGAATGGTTATCAATGTTCGTATTTGCATTGTTTCCCTCGACAACTTGGAAAGCTGAGATACCTGTTTATGGTGCTACAAGCGTAGCTGGTTCAAACAAAGGATTTATATTCCCTAACATAGCAGCTAATCCTACAATCGTACAAGGTAGCAGACCTTCTAATCCTTCTGATGAAGAATATACTGATACCCCTGTATCAATTACATTGTCAGGATTCTACATGGAACCTATTGTATGGCAACCACTTTTAATGCAGACTTTGAGATACGATCAAATGGGTACAGGTTGGAGCCAGGCAATGATGGTAATGAATACCTTTATTGATAATTACCTGATTTATACTTTACTTACCCAGGTTCCTGCTGCAAGTGTAGTTACTACCGATGGCGCAACTTTCAACATTGCAAGTTCGGCATCCCCGGATTCATTCTTATTGAATACTGGTTTTACCGGCAATCTTGGAAAACCGAGACTCGAGAACCTGTTAGTTGTTGATCAACTATTCAAAAAACAGAATTTCCCCGATGGAACTAAGTTTGTTGTTATTCAAGACCCAACAATGGACCGTTATATTACTGCTGACAAAGATACCCAAAGCCTGTTAACACGTTTCGTTAACTCACAGGGCGATGAACTTATCAGCTACAAACACGCTATGTTACGCAACCGTTCAAAAGTTGGTTTATGGAATAAAGCAACAAGCGCAGTAGTTAATCCTTCCAGCGTACTTGCTCCAACTACCACAGTAGGTGCTTGCCTTTGCTTAGTACCCGATCAGGCTGCTTTGGCTCTTGCTGCACTTAACGTGTTTATGATTCAGGACCCAACAGTTTATGGGTACAGAATGAGTGCAAACGTTCGTATGGGTGCAGGCCTTATCCGTTCAAACGGTGCCGGTTCAGCAATATTAACTTACGGTGATCCACAGAATTAATAACAAGGGAGTGAAAATCTCCCTTTAAATATTTTAAAAAATGAAAAAAATACTTTATAGTTTATCGATAATTGCGGTTCTTTTTATGCTGACAAGCGCAGCACCTTACAACAAAAGCCGCACCACAACAGCAGACCTCACTTTATATAGCGGAAGCGCAAAATCGTTTTTGGCTATTGGTGGAGGTGGAACTAACGACACATTACGTGTTACTGATACAGTAACTTATTTTGTAGCTGTTAGCGCAGCTGATGACTTACTCGTTTCCGGTCAAACAAATTGGAAACACGTAGCAGGACATCCAACATTGACATTTAAATACTGGCAATCCTGGGACGGTGTGAATTATTTCCAATTATATAAAGGTATTTCAAGAGCTTTATATACAACTACGACAGCCGCAGTTTATGGAGATACAGCAGTCTCTTGGTCATTCAAGAAAGACACAGTTAACTTTGAAGGTAAATATTTGAAGATTGTGCATATCTCAAATGGCGCAACTTCGGCAAAAGGATGTCTAACCGATTATGTTTATATAAAACGTAAATAATTAATTTAAAACCTCTAATTATGATGCACAATGTAAAAGAAATACATTTGAAAGAATATCTTCCAAATGTTATAAAGAAGTTCGGCTATGCCATTTTACACGCTGACGGGAATATATTCGTAGACCTTAAAACAGATGCTAAAGGCAGGCCAGTAGAAGACAAACATCAACCTTCTTATTTGCATAAAGAGTATGCTGCTCAGCAAAACGAAGCCGCAACGTATTCAATTAAATTTACTAACGTGAGCCAGATCCCAGATACATTAGAAGACCTGGAAAAGATGTTTTTAGCTGCAAAAGCAAAAGAAAAAGCAGAGAAAAACAAAATTACACTAGCTCCTGATCAGTTGGTAATGGACATTGAACCCAAAGAAGAAGTTAATCCGGAGACGGAGATTAAAGAAAAAGGTAAACCAGGGCGCAGACCGAATAAGTAAGCCCGTAAAATTTTAATTATGGCAACTCACAATATTGATATTGCTTTACAAAATACTCAATTAGGCACTCCTGCAACAGCAGACGGCGTAATGGGTATGATTTGTAAAGGTGTAGTAGCATCCGGATTCGCTTTGGATACATTCTACTTACTCACAAAACTTGCAGACCTTGACACATTGGGAATAGATGCAGCTTATGACACATCTAATAATGTAGCAATATATCAGCAAGTAAGCGAGTTTTATGCAGAGGCCGGGGATGGGGCTAAATTATGGATTGGTGGAGTTTCAACAGCTACTATATTTGGTAGTTATGTTCTTACCGATACATTTAAGAAAATGATAACCGGAACCGAGTCAGCCGACCCATTAAATATGATTAAATGGATTGGACTTTGTTATGATGTTCCTGCTGCTGAACAACACGCAACAGATTTTCCAATTGATGTAACAGATACGTTAACAGGATTACAGGCAACGTTAAAACAATTATTTGCAAAAGGTTATCATGTAGGTGGCGTAATTGACGGTGCAAACATGAGTTCAACAATAACACCTACAACAATTGAGACAGTCGCTACACAAGGCGCACCAAGTGTAAATCTTTGTATAACAGGAACAAAAGCAAACAGAGTTAGTTCAGTAGGTCAATACTTAGGACGTTTAGCTCGTATCTCAGTAGGTACAAGCGCAGGCCGGGTAGCGGATGGTAAGATTAATTGCACATCAATGTATTTGACAAATGCAGTTTCAGTTTTAGCACTTGACCCATTAACAGATTTTGATTTACTTGGAAGTAAACAATTTCTGTTTGCACGTACTTTAAAGAATTATTCCGGATTTTATTGGAACGATGATGCAACCTGTGACCTCGATGTAAATTCATTAAGCCGTACACTTGCAAACAGAGTAGCCAATAAACTCGCTGATGAAGCTCTTGCAATGTTCTTAAATGACAGAGAAAAGAATATGCTTGTAACGAGTTCAACAGGTGACCTCGACCCAGGCTATTGCGCTGCTAAATCACAAGAGTTCAAAACAAAGTATATTGTTCCTTTGATTACAGGGACTGATTTAAGCGATGGCGTTTTGGTTGTTTCAGGAGTTGGTTATTCATCAACTAAGATTATATCTTTCCAGTTACGGTTAGTACAGGCAACCCCATACGGCAGCGTAGAAGGTGAAATAGCATTTCAAGCAACAATTTAAATTATAACATTATGCCAAGAAATTTAGAAGCATTAATCATAACAGCAGCCGAGTATAAGATAGTTCTTAATGCCGGAGGCGTAATAATACCGTTGTATAGCTTGGAATCATTCGATATTAACTTCGACAGAGAGAGCAAAACAATCTATGCAATAGGACAGGAAGAACCGATAGGCACAAAGCGCAATGCAGCAAAATACACAGGCAGCATAGGGGTACAAGTTGGTGAAATAATGACAGCATTAAAACTATTAGGGTTAGTTGAACCAACACAAATAAGCGGTGGTGTACTTGCTTTCACTTCACTTAATCCATCAGGTTTACAGTGTGTATTTGAAAGTGTGAATATTAATTCAGGTAAACTTTCAGTAAAATCACAGGATAAGGATTCTATTGTCAACCTGTCATGGGAAGCAATTTCCGTAAGCGGATTTGCTGTTTCGGCAAGCGGAGCTGCTGTATAAACGATTTTTAAAACCTCAAATATGGATAAAAAAACTTTCGCAAAGGATATTACATTTATGTCCAATACCTTAGTTGGGACAGAATGGAAAATGCAGCCCGTTAAAAAGCGGGCTTTGTTTTATGAATTTGATCAGTCAGACCCTGACCAGCAAGAGATAACATTTCGTATCCTGGATCTTTGGGACTTCGATAAAAAAGAACAATTGTTACGTGCTAAATCAAAACTATTAGCTCCGCTTATGGAGGAGATAATAGACGTAATGATGTTAGTCAAAGACCCAGGTAACACAGAAACAAAGGACATTGAGAGTTTAACGGCTCAGGATATTATCGAATTAAAAAACGATAATGCCGGATTGGGATTTCTTGCTAAGTGGTTTGTACGCAATAAGATAGCGCCTTTTTTTTTGAATTTAAGCGAGAGCTACATTTTATAAATAAAGAGCCTGAGAAGGCACGTGATGAACTCGTAAAAAGAGATGCTAAATATTATAATATAACAATGTTTAAAGCATTTTTAGGATATACGGAGGACGAAGTCAAGGCACTTACAATGCGTAAGTATCTTGACAGTATTATCGTTTTAGATGAGGTTTTGCGATATTACGTTCTCCGTTCTTTTAAAACTTAATGTATGCCAGAAATATATGGATTTGCAATAAAGGTGGAGGATGGCGCAGTCAAGTCAATTGATGCTATTGATAGCTCATTGGGTAAACTGGAAGGCCATGCCTCAAAAGCGAGTTCCGGATTCATGGACACATTTAAGGGGTTCTTAGGGGCCGATATGGTAATGAAAAGCTTCTCAATGATAAAAGAGGGGATAATGGACGTTATCAAAGTAGGCTCTGAGATGGAACAAACACATTTAGCTTTTGAAGTAATGTTAGGGAGTGCTAAAAAAGGTGAAGCAATGGCATCTGGATTAAAGGCATGGTCGGATGTTACGCCTTTTGATTTAGGTACGGTAGATGAAGCTGGCAAAACACTTTTAAACTTTGGCGTGGCCGGCAAAGATGTATTGCCTTCATTAAAACTCTTGGGTGATGCTTCTGGTGGAGTAAAAGAAAAGTTTGAACGTTTAAGTTATGCCTTTGGTCAAGCTGCCTCAATGGGTAAACTGGATTCACGAATAATGCGTGAAATGACAATGGCCGGGTTCAATCCCTTACAGGAACTCGCTAAATCATCAGGTAAATCAATGCCACAGATAAGAGAAGAAATGGCAAAAGGACAAATACCTTTTAGCGATTTAGTAAAAGCATTGAAATTAGCAACCGGTGAAGGTGGTAGGTTCTTTGGTATGATGCACAAACAAAGCCAGACAGTTGGTGGATTATGGAGTACAATAAAAGCCACTATGCAGGGAGGCGAATTTGGATTATTTCAAAGAATGGCTCCAAGCTTAAAAGGAATCGAACAGGATTCTATACGTGTTGGTAAATCTCTAGCTGATTGGATTACGCCTAAACATAGCGAAGTCTTAAAGGACCAGAAAAATGAAATGCAAGGTTTATTTGAGGCTATAAAAGACGGTAACACACCAACTAATATAAGAAAGGATTTAATACAAGAGTTAAATGCAAAATATCCCGAATATATAAAAAATCTAATTTCAGAAAAAGATACAGTAGCCCAGATTGCCGAAAAGCAGAAACAAGCAAATAAGGCAATGGAAGACGATATTAATTTAGCGGTAGGTAGAGAAACCAAAATAAGATATAAAACACAATTAGCTGATGCAACTGCTGATTTAGAAAAGATTCTTGTACTTGGCAATGAAATTAAAAATAAACATATAAAACCAGAGGATGTATTTTCAATTAAAGAAATGGGATTACGTGGAAAATATGCTGATTTTATGTCAGGATTTAAAGACTTGTATCAAAATCTCAATTTCTTTAAACCAAACCAGGGATTAAAACAAAATTCAACTAGGGCAACAGATTTTATAATTGAATTTGCTAAAGAGGCGAATAGTAAAATAACAGATGCTAAGCGCAAACTATTAGAACTTAATAAAACATTCAAAGATGTTGATGAGTTAGGTGGTGGAGTAACGCCTCCCGAAGGTATGGGAATGGGCGAGGATATGTCAGGGATAACAGCCGGAGCAGCCGGAGGACTTGGAGCGGTAAAGAATATTAACATAAGCATAGATAAATGGAATCAGATCAACACCGGACATTTGGATTCAAAAGATTTACAGAAGACAAATGAAATGGGAGTTGAACAATTAATAAAAGAAATACATAATCAATTAGCTGGGGCAGGAACAATGTAATGGGACTATCATCACTCATAAAGACCGTTGGCAAACCTGAAATAAATCAGGTTAATCAGGTATTGATCAATGGTTATCAATTGCCTTTAGATGTTATTATTTCTCTTAATGGAAGAAAGATAATAGCAGAAAGCCAGATAGTTGATGGGGTTGAGGTATTTGAACGTATTGCCCGTAAATCAGCACGAATAACATTCGATTTCACATTGAGAGGTATTATAAAAGATACAACACGTTTGGGCGTTCCTTTAGATAGATATGTATTTCCAATGTCTTCAATAAATCCGCTTTGGGACGCAACACGATCACAGGATATAATGGAATTTTTCAAGATTGTTTGGGTGCCTGATGAAGTTGTAAATATTAAAAATGTTGTTTTAAATGGGTTAGGAATAAGTCAGATAATCGTAGGTGATAGTTACGATATGAGAACAACCAGAGGGAGTGTTGATGTTGGTATAGTATTGAAAGCTATTGAGAATTATTATAGCGTTAAGCTAGTTGAGACATCTTTGATTAGTAATAATGATGAAAACTTTGCGTAAATGTATTTAAACGCACATAATATTGTACAAATTAATGGTTCTGTTTTAAATTCAGTCATGGGAATTTCATATAAAAATGACTGTAATCAAATAGGGGCAAATTGTGATATTATGGTGCCTTTAAAATCACGCATTCAAAATAATGGGCAATATCTAACAGATGATGTTCGTAATTTATTTGTGAAAGGACAGCCGGTAAAAGTTAATGCCTGGTATGATGAATATTCACAGAATGTTGGTATATTAAATGTGTTCAATGGCTTTGTATATGATTTTGTCGAAGGTACGCCAATGAAAATAAGATGTTTAGATTATAATTATTTTTTTAGACTTGGAACAATTAAAAAATTATATTATACAAAGGAGCGTTTCATAAAAGTAATTCGTGATATTATTGCCGAAGCTAATAAGAATGTTGACATAGCAAATAAATCGGGTTATAAGATTCCACGAATTGAATTGATGACACCTTATTTAGATTTTGAAGTTATCAATCTTTCGTTTACTAATTTATCACCAGGCGCCTGTCTTGAATGGTTAAAAAAACAACTATGTTTAGTTATCACTATGGTAGGTAATAAACTATATGTTAATCTGTCCTCAAATACGATAGGTGAAGTTAATCTGTACACAGATCAAAATGTTATCGAACCCTTGCAACTTCAAAAACCAGATGCAGCATTTCAAAAGTTTCATATAAAAGCACAATACCCGAAGCCGGACGGGACAAAACAGATACTTGAAACAGGTGATGAAGACGGGATTATACATGAAATTAAACTTTTCTTTGTAACACAAACCGATAAGGGAGAGAACATACATCAAAAACTATTAGATAATGCACTTAATGAAAAAAGACTAGGCCATTATACCGGTGAATTAAATACTTTGCTTTATCCGAATTACGATTTATTTTGGAAAATTAATTTTACAGATGTTCGATATACAGAGCGCAGCGCAAAATATATAGTAAGAGAAAAGGAATTAACAATAAGTGAAAGTGGTTATCATAATAAATGTAAGATTGCTTATTTAGGTGAATTATGAATATCGTAGCTCAATTTTTGGAAGACTTAAGTAAACTGATAGCAACGCATACCAGGGCTGCGAATATTGACGGTATCGTATATGATGATCCAGATGAAACAAAATTCACTTGTACGGTACAGATACCAACAACCGAAGCACTTATTTATAATGTGCCTTTGAGGGTTCTTATTAGTTCGCAAAGTTCATTTATTGAAATACCGAAAAAGGGAACGGCCTGCGTTTTGACATTTAGGGATATGAATGAGTCCCGACCACAGATATTAGAGGTGCATGAATGCAAAAAGATAATTTGCTCAATATCGAACGCAGGATTTACAATTGATGCAACAGGATTTAAGATAATTAACGGAAGTTCTGGATTAAAGAAGACGCTAAGTGATTTAATAGATGCTATTAATCTTTTAACCGTACCAACAGGAACAGGCCCAAGTGGAACACCGATAAATGCGACAACCTTTACTAATATAAAAACAGATTTAGATAATTACTTAACATAATGGCACTCGTAAAAACAACATTAGAAACTGCTTTAAATGCAGCATTTCAAAAAGCACAAGCGGACAAAACAGATGGAGCGCAAGCGACATTGTGCAGCGATTTGGCTACTGCCATTGATACATATATTAAAACAGCAACAGTAACCACAACTGATGTAACAACTTGCGGAGCTGGCGCAGGAACAGGAACAGGAACAGGAACTATAAGCTAATGGATTTAAAATTTGACATAGAAACATTCGAGTTAGTAATCAAAGACGGTGATTTCGTTTTAGAGACTAATCCCTCACAACAAAATGCGGGTATTATTTTAATTGCTAAGAATTTTTGCTCTTTATTTCCTACAATGGGAGTGGGAATTTACGGAGTTATTAATTCAGGTATATCTACGATTTATGAATATTTAAATCGTTGGAACTCACAAGTATTATCAGACGGGGCTAAATCGGCTTCGTGGAATGTTGATAAAGATAATAAGATAAACACTAATTGCGATTATATTGGCAACGCTTAAAACATATACAGTCCAACAGGGCGAGACAATCAGCGATGTTTGTTTAAACTCTACGGGTTCGCTAAAGAATTGGGGTCGTATTTGCGATGCTAATAATTTTGCAACATGGACACCTGTTTTAACGGCCAATCAAAAGATCGTAATACCTGACACCGTTCAAATAGATTCAGTCTCATTTGCAGAAATGACTAAATACCCAAGTAATAACAATCCGTATATTACTGATTTAGATACTAAAATAAATGATTGTATTATTTTACTGAATGCCGTAACAGACATAACAGAAACTGAACAGCCTAAATATATTCAATCGACAACATTAAGAACTTATACGGTACAGGCGGGAGAAACAATAACAGACGTAT